CGACCATGCCACCACGACCCTGCGTGGGTATATCAATGGATCTACCACTACCAGCACCAGCGTGACCAGACTCGTGCCATGGGAGAACGGTGCTCCTCAATTATACTATGCATTGATGGTGGCAGACCCCACCAACATGGGCGATGGTTCTGCCCTTGCTGGGGATTGGGCTGTTTGTAAGATCTACAACCGTGCGTTGAGTGCCGCAGAAATCACACAAAACTTCGATGCTCTCCGTGGACGCTACGGTGTCTAAAGCTCCGAAAACTCGCTAAATACTCCAAAGCGAGGTAAACCATGGCGATAGAAGTGATCAACGTAGGTGCTGTGCCCAACGACGGCACGGGCAGCACCGTGGCTTCTACATTTGTAGCAGTAGGTGGATTTGGTGGTGGAGGTGGCTCACACGGAAATTCTGGTGGTGGCACTGGTAACTTTACACCAATGCTCAAATACGCAGTCATACGAGCACCCAGCAGTTAATCAAATACCTTGACATAAACGATTCAGCATGCTAAAATATTAGTATGCTGAATATCGTCGCTGACTTCGTAAAATCAATCTTACCCGCTAAGAAGAAGACTACTCCCAGTGGTTGGACTAGTTTCAATGCACCTTGCTGTGTTCATAATGGTGAATCAGCAGACACACGTGGTCGCGGTGGACTTACTGCTAATCAAGATGGTAGCGTGTCCTATCACTGTTTCAATTGTAACTTCAAAGCCAGCTATCAACCAGGGCGTCACCTAACATTCAAATTCCGTAAACTGCTAAAATGGTTAGGTGCAGATGACACTGACATCAAACGGTTGGTAATTGAAGCCATACGTATCCGTGAATTGGTTAATCCAGAAGAAGTCAAGCAAGAAGAAGAGGAACGGATTGAATTTAAAGCTCGTGATCTACCCCAAGGTGCGATCAGCATAAGGCGATTACAAAATGCTAAAATCACTGAAATATTACCCGGACTACTAAATTCAGCGATAGATTATGTAAAATCACGCAGGATAGATCTAACCAAATATGATATACTTTGGACTGACACAACAGAACACAGCCTACATCAACGTGTCGTAATTCCCTGCATCTGGCAAGGTCGAACTATTGGTTATACCAGCCGTGCATTCGTAGATGGAGTTAAACCCAAATACTGGAGCCACTATGAACCTAATTTTGTGTTTAATACCAACAACCAACTGCCAGATTCAAAGTTTGTTATTGTATGTGAAGGACCCTTTGATGCTATGAGCATAGATGGTGTAGCAGTATTAAACAATGAATGTAATGAAACCCAGGCAGACATTATAGAATCGTTAGGCAAGGAAGTTATTGTTGTAGCAGACAAGGACAAGGCCGGAGCCAAGATGATCAAGAACGCACTTGAATATGGATGGTCAGTGAGTTACCCCGTATGGTTGGAAACTTCAAAAGACATCAATGAAGCAGTGGTTAAGTATGGTAAACTATTTGTATTAAAAAGTATTTTAGATGCACGTGAGTCAAGCAAACTCAAGATTGAATTGATGCGAAAGAAACTGTATAATTAATTGTATATGACAAAAGAATATACATCAGAACTACAGAAATTATTTTTAGAAATGATGCTTCAAGACGCACAGAGCTATGTGCGTGTGCAGAATATCTATAATCCAGAAAATTTTGATCGCAGTCTACGTGACGTAGCAAGATTTATTAAGTCGCACACAGATGATCACAAGGCTATGCCCACAGCAGAACAGGTCAAAGCAGTCACAGGTGTAGAACTTAAACATGTGCCAGATCTAACAGAAGATCACTACAGTTGGTTTATGTCAGAGTTTGAAGGCTTTACCAAACGTCAGGAACTTGAACGTGCTATCCTTAAGGCTGCTGACATGCTAGAAAAAGGTGACTACGATCCAGTTGAGAAACTGATCAAAGACGCAGTCCAAATTTCATTAACCAAAGATATGGGCACAGATTATTTCTTAGATCCACGTGGTCGACTCTTGGCGATCAAGAGCAACAATGGACAGGTATCAACAGGTTGGCCTACCCTGGACAAGCGATTGTTTGGTGGCATGAACCGTGGTGAACTAAACATATTCGCAGGCGGTTCTGGCTCAGGTAAGAGTTTGTTTATGCAGAATATCAGTATTAACTGGGTCACACAAGGACTTAATGGTGTATATCTGAGTTTAGAACTTAGTGAGGGCTTGTGTGCTATGCGTATGGACAGTATGGTAGCCAATGTGTCAACCAAAGAAGTGTTTAAAGAACTAGACACAGTTGAGATGAAGATCAAGATGACTGGTAAGAAATCTGGTGTACTACAGATTAAATATATGCCGGCACAATCAAACGTAAATCAGATCCGTAGTTATCTTAAAGAACTACAGATACAGACAGGTTGTAAGCTTGACTTTATCATGGTAGACTATTTGGATTTGGTAATGCCAGTGAGTGCTAAAGTCAGTCCAAATGACTTGTTCGTCAAAGACAAATATGTGTCAGAAGAACTACGTAATTTAGCTAAAGAATTGAACATATTAATGATCACAGCGTCACAGTTAAATCGTGGTGCTGTAGAAGAAATTGAATTTGACCACAGCCATATCGCAGGTGGCCTAAGTAAGATCAACACAGCAGATAACGTATTTGGTATCTTTACAAGCCGTGCTATGCGTGAACGTGGTCGTTATCAATTACAGTTGATGAAAACACGTAGTAGTAGTGGTGTGGGCATGAAAGTAGATCTAGAGTATGATATTGAAACTCTACGTATCACAGACCCTGGTGAAGAAGCACAAGAAAGTGGTCTACGTGGTGTAGGTGCTACTAATATCCTAAGCCAGATTAAAACAGGTAGTAGCATAAGTCCAGCGGAAGATACTCCTAAAATACAAGCTGGTGTAGACAGCAGTAAGTTAAAAAGCATGCTAGCAGGTCTTAAAAATACTTCAGAATGATATCATATGATCAAATACGAGAAGTTCATCTAGAAATCTCATCCCTGTGTAATGCTCGTTGTCCATTGTGTCCCCGTAATTTTCGTGGGTATCCTTACAATGACGGATACGTTGAAGCTAATCTAACACTAGACAATGCCAAACATATTTTTACCTCTGCATTTTTAAAACAATTAAATCGTATATATATCAATGGTAATTTTGGTGATGCTGTGATGAATCCAGAAACATCAGATATAGTTGAATATTTTAGATCACAGAACAATGATCTAATTATAGATATTAGCACCAACGGCAGTGCTAGAGATAAGTCCTTTTGGCAACGATTAGCTCATGCAAAAACAAATGTTTTATTTTGTTTAGATGGATTAGAAGACACGCATCATTTATATAGGCAAAATACTAGCTGGTCTACTATATTAAATAATGCTGAAATTTTTATATCTGCGGGGGGCAATGCTACTTGGAAAATGATTCAATTTGATCATAATAAACATCAAATTGACGATTGTAAAAAGTTAGCAAAACAATTAGGATTTACAGATTTTGAATTAGTAGATCACGGAAGAAATACTGGGCCTGTTTTTGACAAACAAGGTAATTTAATTCATGTGCTTGGCAACTACACAGGAGAACAGAATTTTGAAATACTATTTCACAAAAAGAAAACCGATATGGTATTATTAGAAGACGTCGCTCCGTATTTAACCCAATATTCCGATATAAATTGTTACACCAAACAAGCGAGATCGATTTATATCAGCTCAACGGGAGATATGTATCCATGTTGTTGGACTGGATTTAATCCTAAAACCTATGGTAAGGGGGAATACCACGAAGCTGTAAATGCACAACTAGCACCAATGATCAAGAATAACAATTCATTGGAACATAGTTTAGAAGAATGTATAGCTTGGTTTAATGCTATAGAAGACAGCTGGAATAAAGATACATTCGAGAATGGTCGTTTAATCTGCTGTAATGATAACTGCGGTGTTTGATAAATATACTAAATTGGAGTCTAAACTGTGCAGAAACGCACCCGTAGCATACTTACAGAGCTTGACGAATTACTCACGCACAAAGACAAGGATAATCTCCTTGAAAGCCGTGCTAATAACATCATCAATGGTGCTATCAACCTAATCCGTTATATCCGTGAAAACTATGACGCTGAGCAAGCTCTTGAGCTTGAGCGCCGACTGCTTAATGCTATCAAGGGTCAAGATCCTGCAAAATTCTCACGTGGCATAAGGAAAATCAAAGATGAAGATTAATGAGGTGATACAGGAACGAGTCTTGTCAAATCTAAAGCCAGCAGGAAAAATCTCGCAAGTTACACCTGGACGATTAGCTACAGGTTTTGGAGCATTAGCTAAAGGAGTTGGGGCATTTGCTAAAGGTGTTACTAAAGCAGTCGCTCCACAGACTGTACAGGCTTATGATCGTCAAAAAAATGCCCTAAGAACTCCGCAGACTGCTGGAGATCCTAACATGGCCGCATACAATAAATTTGCAGATATCATGGCCCAACGGGCAAGTAGTGGTACTCAATTGACCGATCAATACATAGCTTCGCAATTCCCTAAAACATGGGACCAAAAATACCGCGGGGAAATGTTACAGTATGTAATCGATCGATTAAAACGCAGTGGCATCAACGTTATACAAAAACCACAGACACCTATGCCATTGGGACTAAAGAGACTTGCCCCAGTACAGCCAATACAACCAGCGGCTACCGCAACACCAGCACCAACACAGCCAACAGCACAAAATTCGCAAGACGCAATTAGAGCTGCATTAAGTGCCAGACAAGCAGGTGGTTTAGGCGCATATGAATCTCTAGACTATGCAACATTTAAACAAAGATTACAAGAAGCTAAGGCACAATGAAACTATTCGAAATAAAAAAGCAAACTCCTGAATTCATGCTTGCTGAAAGCAAGAATGTGCATCTAGAACATCTAGAAGATCTAGTGTTTAATAATGGTTATGCCGGAGCGATGTCTGCGCTTGACTACATAGAAAGCCTACGACAGATGCTGGCAGAAGGTACAGGTACTACTACAAAACTCACAGTCAAATGGGATGGAAGCCCTGCGATAATCTGCGGTACAGATCCCAAAGACGGACGTTTTTTCGTAGGTACTAAAAGTGTATTTGCCAAAGCTGAACCCAAAGTCTGTAAAACTGCCAGAGACATAGAACGCTTCTATGGTGATCAGCAGGATCTAGCAGAAATCCTAGCCAGTGCCCTACAACATCTTAAAAAACTAAACATTGGTGGAGTCATACAAGGCGATCTATTGTTCAAAGAAGGTGGGGTTGAAACAGCTACGATCAATGGCGAACAATGCCTAACATTCACACCCAATACTATTACCTACGCTGTACCAGCAGACAGTGCCCTCGGTGCGCAAATAGCACGTGCTAAACTTGGTATCATATTCCACACTAGCTATGAGGGCGAAAGCCTTGCAGACATGCGGGCTGGATACATGGTGAATATACAGGGATTAAACAAACA